ATCACTCCGTTGTGAGCCATTAAAAGAGGGTATGAGGTATACAGATCCGGGTGCCACAGAAAAAATGTGGTCCGATCCTAGAGCAATAGCAACCAAGAATTGGTTAGATACTGAATCGTGTGATTTGGTTCTAGCCTATCTCCCACAAGAATTGAATGAACGGCGACCATCATATGGTACCGTGATTGAAATTGGTTGGGCTATTGGTTTGAGAAAGCCCCTTGTAGTGGTATCAGATGATGAATATCTAATGGAACATCCACTCATTCAACATAATGCTTCTTGGAGATTAGATAATCTTGAGGATGCTGTAGAAGTTATTACAGGTCTTTTTGGAGATTATGTACAATGAGGAATATCCGATGGCCGCAAAGAAGAAAAAGAAAAAACACCATTATGTAGATAACAAGAAGTTTTTGGAAGCAATAATCGAAAGAAAAGAATTGATAGCTGAGGCAGAAGCTCAAGGCGAACCTAAGCCACAGATTAGTAATTATCTAGGAGAGTGTATCCTGAAGATTGCTAATCATTTGTCTTATCGTCCTAACTTTATCAATTATACTTACCGTGAGGAGATGATATCAGATGGTATCGAAAACTGCTTACAGTATATAGATAAGTTTGATCCCAACTTTTCTACTAATCCTTTTGCTTATTTTACACAGATTATTTACTACGCATTTATTCGTAGGATTCAAAAAGAAAAGAAACAGCAATCTATTAGAGAAAAATTACTGAAAGAAACTGGTATAGAAAATAGAATTGCTTTACAGAAACACGATGATGAAAGAGATTTTCAACAGAGTTTCGATGAAATGTTGGACAAGTATGTATTCCATGCTGATGAATAGGATTTTTTATGTTAATAGCGTTGATAAGTGATACTCACTTTCAAGGAAAAAATGACAACCTACAATATGCTGAATTCCAAAAGAAATTTTATGACGAATATTTTTTCCCCACTTTAGATAGGGAGAATGTTAAGACCATCATTCATATGGGTGATGTGTTTGATAGACGTAAGTATTCCAATTTCAATACACTGAAGTTGGCAAAGGAAATGTTTTTTGAGCCAGTCAAGGTTCAAGGCATAGATTTACATATTATTTTGGGCAACCATGATTGTTATTTTAAGAGTACCAATGAAGTAAATTCGGTTGAGTTGACTTGTTCTGAATATGTTTTTAATTTATATAAGAACACACCTCAGGTAGTAGACTTTGATGGTTTAAATATTTGTTTTATTCCATGGTTAGCATCAGATAATAAGGCGAAGTCAATAAGAATTATCTCTAAAGCAAAGGCAGATATAGCAATGGGACATTTGGCTATTGTTGGAGCTGAAATGTTAGATGGTGTTGTTAATGATTCAGGTTTAGAGAAGGATGATTTTAAGAGATTTGAGCGTGTATTCTCCGGGCATTTCCATTTACAGAGTGATGACGGGCATATCAGATATGTTGGTGCTCCGTATGAAATAACATGGGCAGATTGGCAAACTAAAAAAGGTTTTCATATTTTTGATACAGACACAAGAGAGTTTAAGTTTTACGAGAACCCATATAAATTATTCCAGAAAATTTATTATGATGATACAAAAGAGAATGTATTGGAGAAGGACTTATCTCCTTATGAAGGCTCTTATGTAAAGATTGTAGTAATCAATAAGTCAGATTTTTATACCTTTGATAGATTTGTAGACAGGTGTTATGCTGAAGGTAATTTTTATGAGCTAAAGATTGTTGAGGATTTCAGTGACCTTGATCCAGATACTATAGCAGATACCAGTTTGGAAGAAATAGAAGATACATTATCATTATTGGAGCGTTATGTGGATGAGATTGATAGTAAGGCATTGAATAAGAAAAAACTCCATAGACTGTTGAAGTCGTTGTATGTAGAGGCTAATGAAGTTGAATGATTAAGTTTAAGTCAGTAAAGTTTAAAAATTTCTTGAGTACAGGGAATACACCCATAGAGATAGAATTGGATAAACACCATTCAACTTTAATAATAGGAGACAATGGTTCAGGCAAATCTACTATGTTAGATGCTTTGACTTTCGGTTTATTCGGTAAGCCCTTTAGAAAGATAAACAAAGACCAATTGGTAAATAGTGTGAATGGTTCAGATTGCCGAGTTGATGTGGAGTTTAGTATTGGCAGAAAGAAGTATCACATAGTCAGAAGCATTAAACCAAATAAGTGTGAAATCTATATGAATAATAAACTGATAGACCAGGACGCTAGTGTGCGGGACTATCAGCGCCATTTAGAAAACAACATACTCAAATTGAATTACAGGTCGTTTACTCAGGTGGTTATTCTAGGTTCATCATCTTTTGTTCCATTTATGCAGTTGACACCATCCCATAGGCGTGAAGTGGTCGAGGACATTTTAGACATTAAGATTTTCTCTATGATGAATGTATTACTCAAGCAACGAAGAAAGGAATTGAAAATCCGGCAACAAGAAATAACTTATGAATATGAATTGTTGATTAGTAAAATTCAGTTGACCCAGGACCATATCACAAAGACAAAAGAGAAAGGCAAAACATCTCTTATATCTTTAGAGAAAAAGTTAGAGAAGAACCAGCTAGAGTATGATAAGATTAAAAAGGAAGCAAGTGATCTAAAGGCCAAATTCAATGATTGGAATACAAACATCAAACCGAAACAGGAAAAGTTGGATGAAGATAAACAAAAAATGTCTTCCTTCAAGTGGAAGTTGCAAGACAAGGCGAGTAAGGCTAGACAAGAGATAGAATTTTTTGAGAAGAATGATGAGTGTCCAACTTGTGAGCAACACATAGATGAGGAATTCAAGAAGCAGGCCATAGAGGATAGAAATGTAAAACTGGCAGCCAATGATATCGCTTTAGGTGAGTTAGTTGCTCAAGTATCGGAGATGGAAGACCGAAGTAAATTATATGAGGACATACGAAAAGATGCTAGAGATTGGGAAGTAGAGGCGGCAAAGAAAACATCATCATCAAACTCTATTATCAATTTTAGTGATGAATTGGTTGAGCAGATGGACTCTATCAAAAATGTAGATGGTGAATTGTCAGAAGATAAAACTAAACTCAAAACTTATAAGGAAGAGATGACTACGGTAGAGAAAGAGAAGAATAAGATGACAGAAGATGGTAATTATTTTACCATAGCCAAACAACTTCTTCAGGACTCCGGCATCAAGACCAAGATTATCAAAAAGTATCTCCCCATAATGAACCAACTTATCAATGGTTATCTAAACAAGTTGGAGTTCCAGGTGAAATTCAATTTAGATGAGCAATTCAATGAAACGATACAGAGTAGATTCCGTGATGTGTTTGGCTATGCTAACTTTAGTGAAGGTGAAAAAATGAGAATAGACTTGGCACTTCTCTTTACATGGCGACAGATAGCCAAGATGAAGAATAGCACCAACACCAATCTCCTTATCCTTGATGAAATATTTGACAGTAGTTTAGACGCCAATGGTACAGAGGAATTCCTAAGGATACTGGACACACTGTCAAATGAGAATGTATTTTTAGTTTCACATAAAACAGATTTATCCATTGACAAGTTTGAGCATATGATTATGTTTAGAAAAGAAGGTAATTTTACACAGGTGGTATCATAATGTTTCCGTATATGGGTGGCAAAAAACAACACTCAACATGGATAAGTCCATATATACCGTCTAACATAAAGACATATGTGGAGCCATTCGGTGGTGCTATGTGGGTCTATTGGATGTCAAACAAGACTCCTGTAGAAACTAATGTCTATAATGATTATAACAGGCACCTATGTAATGTGTTTAGTTGTGCTAGTGATGACCCAGATTTATTCAAGGGTGTATTGATGTCCTATTATGATGACTTACACAACCCTGAGAAGTTTGAGCAGTATAGAGATGAGGTCTTTTCTTACAGGTCTATTAGGTTTGATATACCCGACTTCAATATGGCTGCCAAGTATATGCTTTTACAGATGCAGATATTTACAGGTGGGGATAATCTAACTGAAAAGAGTAAGATTTACATAGAAACAAAATACAAAGAGAAATACAAAATCTTCACAGAGAAGCTAGGTGATGACAAATATCTAAAAAAGCTAGCCAAACTAACCGTAAAGAATGATGATTATCGGAAAATAATAACTGAGTATGATAGTAAAGACACTTTCTTTTATGTGGATCCACCTTATTATAACATGGAACATTACTATACTGAGGATGATTTCGACCACGCAGACCATATGGATTTGCTTCGGCAACTGCGCAGCACCAACGCGCGCTGGGCCCTTAGTTATTACCACTTTCCAGACTTGGAAATAGTGCTTCCACGCGATGAGTTTGTGTGGCATGAGGAAAAAACCCATTCTATTAACGCTCGAGTTTCTTCTGCAGAGAGGACAGAATTATTGATAATGAATTACCCAATGTCCTTGACATTTCTTTGAGAATGTTGTATAATATAGATATGAATTTAGTTAAAGAATTAGATCCAATTTTGAGGAAAAAGGTTTCTTTGTGGAACTTTGAGGATCCATCTATGGATCCAAAAGAATTGGTGAAAGAGCTACAGGACGCACGGCGCGCAGGTCCGGGAGTTGGCCTCGCCGCTCCTCAGGTTGGTTTGGATACCAGTGTTATTGTAATCGGTATGGGCAATTTACAGACTGAAGGTGTTGAAGATTTTTCATCTGCTTATTTCAACCCCAAGATTACAGAGTTTGGTGAAGAAACTATGTATATGATTGAGGGCTGTTTGAGTTTTCCTGACCTGTTTGTAAAGGTCAAACGTCCCACAGATATTGTATTGAAGTATTATGATGTGGATGGTACTAAATATGAGGAGAGATTTGTGGGTATGACTTCACGGATTATCCAGCATGAAGTAGACCATTTAGATGGTATTACTTTTATTCAAAGGGCTAATCGGCATCACTTGCAGACAGCCCAAAAGAATCGTAAACTACTACAACGTAGGAGAAAGAATATTGATCAAGCGGAATAAATTAGTAGATTATTTAGCTACTCAACTGGCCAAGTTTTTACCGAATATAAAGATTCAGTATGAGCGCGTTGCGGACCATGATTACATTACATTAGTGGCATGGGCTGAACAGTGGGAGCCAAAAGATGTTTATGAACTTGCTTACAAACAATCGAATTTAGATTTTTTCCAGACTTGGGATGAATGGTCGGCCGATATGCGGCCTTTACCTTTAGCAGTTAAGACTGAATTGCAGAGGGCTTTGAAAATTCATCAGCGCGCTGGAAATTTAGAACCACTGAGAGCATATGCTTTTGTTCTCAAATGGCTCTCCGCTTTAGGATGGGTCATCTTGTGGAGTGTATTTGTTATTATGTCAATAGTAACATTTGCATAAATAGAAGTGAGAAATGCCTTCGGGGTTTCTCAATTTAACCTTGCTTGATATTTAAGGAGGATACTGAAATGGTAACTACACAAGCACTCGCAAACGTATTCGATCACTTTGATCGGAATCTTTTAACCCCCTATGCTGTAGGTTTTGACCGTGTCTTTGACCGGCTACAAGACTACGCATCACACCAGGCTGCATCAACTGGTTTCCCACCCTACAACATTCGTAAGGATAGTGATACAGATTTTACTATCGAACTGGCCCTTGCCGGTTTGTCCCGTGATGACCTAGAAGTTGAGGTCGGTGATGGGGTTCTTACAGTTCGCACTAAAGCCAAGAAGGAAGAGGCTGATGATGTAGAACTTTTACATCGTGGTATTTCATTTCGTCAGTTCAGCCGTAAGTGGACTTTGGCGGATGATATCGTTGTGAAAGATGCAAAGATGGAAAATGGGATGCTCTTGATTAATCTTGAGAGAGTTATCCCAGACGAGAAAAAACCAAGACTCGTAAAAATAGGTTAACATTAAACACACACACAGAGGAAATTATGATGAGTGAAAATAAAACAACTGAAACACAATGGCAGAAATTTGCCGATGCGGCAAAATTGCCACAAGTAACCCTTAATAAGAATGGTTATGAAATCCGTACAGAACTGCTTGGTATGGCCAAGGAATTTGTACAGAATGATTACCATGCAAAATGGGGTCAGTTTGAAACCAGTATTCAGAAAGAAGGAGATGAATTGGTAACAAAGGTAGAAATGCCTACGGTACCCGGCGTCGAACAGATTATGGATACAGCTCAGAAATTTTACGATTTTGTTAATCAAAAGAAGTAATTGATTGAGTATATGGAGTGGGCTAGCCAATAACGGAGGGCACACCAAAATTACCCCTAGCAGTTAAGAGCTAGTCCACTCCATTTTTTATGTTTCTTTTTGATATAATCACAGGTATGGTTACAGGCCTTATTGTTGGTGGTATTATTGTTTTTCTAATGACATTTTCAGAAAGACGAAAAGAAAAAGAAAAGAAAAAACCTCGCCGTCCTGGTTGGGGTAGGTAAAATGCTTGACATATGATTTAAAATATGAGATAATAATATTATGAGCATAGATTATAAATTTAAAGAAAGTGAAGTTTTGAAAGAATTGCAAGCGTATATAGATTTTACATACGATAGTCATTATTCAAAAAGTAAACACCAGGCCATGGAGTTCATAGATGAGTGTGGACATGGTGAAGGATTTTGTATGGGTAATATCTTAAAGTATGCCCAGCGATACGGTCGTAAGGACGGACATAACAAAGCGGACCTTATGAAAATTTTACATTATGGAGTTATTATGTTACATATACATGGAGAAAAATATGAAATTGAGCAGTGATACAGTAAATGTTCTGAAGAACTTTTCAACCATCAACCAGAATATTCTGGTGAAGGAAGGCAGTCAACTTCGGACCATGTCTACAATGAAAAATATATTGGCAGAAGCTGATATTGGGGAAACATTCCCGGCCGAATTTGGCATCTATGACTTGAATGAGTTTCTAGGTGTATTGACTTTGGTTGATGACGCAGAATTGAAATTTGATAATGAGAGTTATCTTACAGTGAATGGTGGTAATACTAAGGTTCAGTATTTTTATTCTGATCCATCCATCCTCACAACACCTCCGGAGACTTTCAATGCTCCAGAGTGTAATCATGAATTTTCGGTAACATCAGATATTTTATCCCGAGTTCTGAAAGCATCAGCTATCATGCAGTTGCCTGATGTACTTATTAGGACAGCTACGTCCTCGGTGATTATTGAAGCGACTGATGTGAAGAATGTTACGTCTAACAAATATACCTTGGATTTGGGAGCTACAGTGGAAGATGAATTCAAATTTCATTTCAAAGCTGACAATCTCAAAATGATCCCAGGTAATTATGATGTAAAGGCATCATCAGAAGCAAGTGTTAGTAACTGGTCTGGTAAAGAAGCATCTTATTGGATCGCAATGGAGGCTCCTGTTTCGTAGTTGATTCTACTGGGAGTTGTATCGTTATGAAAAGTAAACAAGGTGGGTTTACTTTGATTGAGTTGATGATAGTGGTGGCCATTATTGGTATATTGGCTGCCATTGCAATACCTCAATACAGTAATTATGTGGCAAGAACACAGGCATCAGAAGCTTTTAGTTTGTTCGCGCCGGTAAAATTGGCTACTGCTTTATATTATCAGGAAAATGGAAAATTACCCACATCAAATGCAAAAGCTGGTGTGGGTGATTTTAGTGGTACTTATATTAGCAGTATAGAACTTGGCTCTAAAGGTGTAACAACTATTACATTCAAAGAGGATCACCAAGGTGTAAGTACATCAATATCAGGCACATCATTTACTATGGTACCAACAGCGACAAGCGGATCAACGAATTGGTCTTGTGTTTCTGGTACTACAAAGTTACAATATTTGCCTAGTATTTGTAGTGAAGAGCGGCATTGTTATAATGTTACTGATGCCGGAACAGTGGAGGTACCTTGTGACTAATTGGGAAAGAGGGGATATTTTATCCTTAATTCACGCGTT